GAGACACTATACAATTCTACTTCGTTTGAGTATGGACCTTCCTCCAGAATTTTTTCGTGTAAATTTTCACCTTGTTGAAGTCCTATGGTTTTTATCTTTAACTCTCCATGAGTTGGAAGATACTTGTTTGCCATCGCTTGGAGCAAGTCACCGACTTTCATTGCTTTCATATCAGGACAGTATGGTGTGGTGTCGGTAGAATTTTCTAAGCACGAAAAGATTAAATCAATCGCTTGCTCTCTAGTCCAAAAGAATCTAGTTGCATCTGGATCTGTCACAATTACTTCTTTATTTTCAGACAAAAGGTTTTTCCACTTACATAAAACCGAACCCGTGGAATAAAGAACATTGCCGTATCGGACGATTCTGTAGTTTGTGTCTGAGTTTACTCTTGCATATTCGTGAAATAGTCCTTCCATTAGAAGTTTACTTGCACCGTACATACCGACAACTTGTGCTGCTTTATCTGTGCTGATACCCAAAACAAAATCCAAAGACTTGTCTAAAGTTAAGTCTAAAAGATTCATAGTTCCAATCGTATTACTTGCTATACACTCTCTGGTATGTGTCTCTGCCATTCCAACATGTTTAAATGCTGCTAAATGAAAAACACCCGAAACATCTTTCATTGTTTTATAAAGTGAGTGTGGATTCGAGATATCACCGGGGACAATTTCCAACCAAGGAAATTTTTGTTTGGTTTCAACCAACTTCCCTTCGTTTCTAGAAATGGTTACAACTTTTTTACATCCTAGTTTTTCCAATCTAGAGAGAAGTGCCTCCCCAAGAAAACCAGATGCACCCGTTATCAAATACTTTTTATCATGACTAACAATACTCATTATCACTCTCCATATATTATATCCATCGCCCGTTCTGTTTTAAAATTACCAATTTCTTCAGGTCTATTCGAGTAGAGTTCTTTCACTTTATTTATGTCCTCCTCTCGCAGACCAAAAACATTCAACTTGCCCGGATATTGATTGTCGCTTACCAACTCAATTTTCTTTGCACACCAACGATCCGACGTACCTAAAATTTTATATCCATCACCCTCTGCCAATTTTCCACCAATTGTTTCCCACTGATGCACCGTCCAGTCTCGTTGTATATTTTTTAGAAAATACTTTCTGTTCCAGATAGAAAATTGTCCTGCTATCCTGTAAATAAAAGAAGTAACAGATCGTTGTCTAAGTTCCAAGATTTTAAAATCACCAAGGTCTTTGTAAACACTGACATCCTCTGGATTTCTACAATGTTGAATTGATGGTTGTAAATCTATTCTTCCAACCTTCTCGTCGGAAATTTCTTTTAAGAGAGTTTCATATACCTCTCGATCAAAAGGTCTTGCCATGTAAAAATCATCAATACCAAATATAAAATGCTCATCATCAATCGACTCAAAAAAATCCATGATGTAATTGGACCATCCCTGTGAACGACCAACTTGTTCCTTAGCCATAGATATAAATTCAAAATTATGGGGCAATTCAAAGTCAGGCTCCGAAAATCCTAAAACCTTTACATTAAAATCGTCACCCCAATACTTGTTGAAAAAGTATGCGAATCCCTCTATTACAAATAGATGAGGATCACATGTGGGGATATAAACGTTTAGATTTGTCATTACAAAGTCTCCATTAATTCTATGTCTCTGTGATCTTTTGGTTCACCTCGTTTTTGTTTAAGTGAACGAACAACGTTTACCGAAGCAACTTTAACTCCATCATGCCAAAAATGATTCTGTGGATTAAACATTATTTCGTCTTTGCTCATGGTATATTTTTCAATCTCTTGGTTATGGCTGTGTATGTCTGGATGACCATAAATTTCATCACCATGATGGAGGTAATCTAAATCCTGTCCCTGTCTAAGTCCATACAAAGAAAGAACAGAACTTGCCGTGATGCAATAGTTTTCTGGATCCAAGTTGTTTGTTTTAATATATTTTTTATAATAATCAAACTGACTTTGAAACGATGGCCAAAATACATTTTTAGATTTGTTTAGATGATGAATACTGTTGTCATTAAAGAAAACTCTACAAATTCTCATGGTTTCTTCATGCGTATCATTAATGTGACAAGAGTGTTTACCCAAACCAAAGATGTTCCTTAGATGATTTTTAAAAACCACTGGATCCACATGAGGTCTTGGCACAACGAGAACGGCAACCATTGGTGCGGTGTTTGTAAAACAAAGTTCTGCTTTTCGCATAAAACCAGAAAAATTATTATCCCAGTTTAAACCCCAAGACTCACCCAAGTAAAGTTGTCGAGCAACGTTAAGTGGAGCATTATTTTCCCATGAAATTGTTTTTGCTGATACAATATCACAATGTTCTGATATTATTTTTTCTGCCGTTTGCATACCTTGTTGATTTACAGTCGCAGATGGGAAGAATGTAATGACTAACGTTTTTGTATCAAGCCTTGCATACTCAGTAGACATGGCGTCCATGTAAAACCCAGACAATCCAAGACTTGAAAAATAAGAGCCAGAACAATCTAACTGTCCCTCACCCATAGTTTCTGCGACATGACACTCAACTGGAACATCGTAAAAAAGAGATGCAGAAAGCCGGTGAGAACCATTTAGAAGTTTTTCATCTGATGTTATGGGTAGTGTTCCCTTTGTAGAATCAAATCCATCTTTTTTTATTGAGTCTAGTATGTTATGAAATGTTTCTTTGAAATTTTCAAATGTGTTTTTATTTTCATTGTCTATCTCGTTAAAATTATTCCATACCTTTAGATGTTGATAATAAACATCCTCTGCAAACTTTGTATCATAACCACGTTCTCTATACTTAGCGTACAAATATTTTGCAGCGATATCAAAACGATTACTCTTAACGAATTCCGTGGGATGTTTTTTCATAAATTATCCAATCGTTTGTATGGTTCTCTTTGTTTCAACATCTCTTGGATTCTTCTTTGTTCGTGCGGAACTTTTCTAAAATCAGAGTTCTCATTAGATTCATTATAAACATACAGTCCATGTTCGATGTATCTAAATCTTTCTCCGGACATCTCCAACATTGGCCACATAAAAGTTAAATCACCAGCGGCTTTAAACCACTCACCATCTACATCAATAAAATCTTTTGGATCTATTTTTAAACACAACTCTCTTCTAAAAGTTCTAAGGTGTGAGGCTCTCCATGTGTCTTGTCGAAATTTATTTCCACGAATAACTTCATCGGGATATCTGCCCTCTCCAACTGGCTTACCATGTTCCTGAGTTTTGGCGTGAAACTTTGATCCATAAGTCATCCAGACATCGGATAAACAATAATAATCATCTAAAATGGTGAGAACATTTGGATGTGGCAACCAGTCATCAAAGTCAACGGTAACAATGATTGATCCCTCTTTTGCCATTTGGGCTCCCTCATAAATGTTTTGTGTTTGATATTTTCTTGTTTCGTTTCTAACAACGGTTAAGTTGTCAAATAACTCTTGCTGACTCACAAGATAATCATATGTACCATCCGTTGTTTGTGCGTCGATTGCAATAACATCAAAGTTAGGATGATCTTGGGTAAGACATGACTGTAAAGATTTTTCAATCCATTCTTTAGAATTCCAACCCACCATTAAAATCGTGTAGTGATTCATCCATTAGTCTCCAACCACTCTTTCAAGTTGACTTTCGCTGACCAACCAAGAAGTTCCTTTGCCTTTGTGCAATCCGCAAGAGTTTCTTTCGCTTCACCCGGTCTTGCGGGTAAATGTTTATATTCATTCTCGCCTTGTGTTATCATATCAGCCAAATCAAGAACACTGTAATTTTTTTCGGAACCGATGTTAAAGATTTGATTTACCACTCTAGGATCAGTGGAGAATGCTGCCTTAATATTAGCATCAACAACATCATCAACATTCACATAATCTCGTCTCTGCGTACCGTCACCGACGATTGTTATGTCCTGTCCCGAATCAAACTGTCGTTTAAAAATGCCTATCACGGGAGCGTATGGTCCCTTTGATGGTTGTCTATTACCATAAACATTAAAATATCTAAACGTCACTGTCTCTAAGTCATACATTTCAGTGTAAAGTGAACATAAATCTTCACCTGCACATTTAGACACCGAGTATGGATTTAGACAATCCGTTGGCATGGTTTCTGTATTCGGAATATTATTTTTCAAACCATAAGCGGCTGAGGTGGATGAATACACAACTCGTTTCACATTATTTTCTTTTGCTGCCTGTAAAACATTTGCGGTTCCCAAGACATTTGTTTGAATGGCAAGCGTTGGGTTCTCAATTGTATTCATTATTCTTGACTCTGCGGCAAGGTGAAAAACACAATGTGCATTTTGAAAAATGTGTCTGATCGAATCATAATCAGATATGTCAACTTTATGATACCTTGCCACATCATTGTAAAAGAAATGATCATGTGCGTCAGAGGACTCATTGTCTATAACATTGACACCATGTCCCTCTTTTACAAGACGATCTACCAGATTAGATCCAATAAACCCACAACCACCCGTCACAATAACTTTCATAGTAAACTCACCATTTCCATTAATTCCTTTTCGTGTTGTTTAAAAGGTCGAACGGAGTGACAATCAATATAGTACCCAGATTCTATCTTTTGTTTATCATATGTCCATCTTACTCTATCTATTCTATGTCCGTCAGGAAAGCCGCCAGGTCTCTCTGGTTGTTCAATTTTTAAATCTTTTCTTCGAGAAACAATTTTTGCCGAAGAATATTCCTCATCAATTGACCATCTTTCCATGCCACCAAAACCAACATCATGTGTTGTGTTATCTTTTGTTTCTTTTAAAACCTTTTTAACGAAGTCATAAAAATTGTCCTCTAGTTCAAGAACATCGGCATATGTTTCAGATTTTGCGATATTATAACAAATGGGAAAGTAATCACCATTACTATTTAAGTTTACCCAATCAACAGTTGAAAAAGTGTTGGCTAGATTCGTTCGAATCGCTCCCCAATATTGGTTTGAGAATGGGAACATATCAATATCACTTGTCATACAATATTGATTTTCAAAAACTTTAGGTATCCATAATCTAGATAACTGACATTGAGTATGAACAGGAATTTCAGAATCAATTGACATGGGAATAACTATGCCATGTTCATCTGATGGTTTTTTATCACCAAAATGAACTAAGACAGGAGTGATTCCCAGTATTTCTTTCCAAACATAAGAAACTGGTTTCCAAAAATCAAAGTAATATGGATTATCATCACATGACATAACCACTAACATTTCATGACTCTTTCCTTCGGTTGGATTTTTTTCAATTTCCTCTGTGTGATCAACAAAAGCGTATCCAACATGTTGTCTCGGTCGCTCTCCTGTTGGAAATGGCTTAACACATTGAACATCACTATGTCTTAGTTCATTGTCGTGTGCTAAAATATCTTCCTTGTCATAATGAGTTGTTGTAAACGCTTCTAAAAATGTCTGATCCCCCCAAGTATAACCAGATCTATGAACATAAGTTTTAGATTCGGCAAATTGACCTAATCTATTCATCCACTCAATAAGACTGGCTTTTGTTTGTTTAGGACGGACCCCCCACATTCCACCTTGAAATAACATATTGTGAGGCCCTGCATCCCTCATTGAATGTAAAGGTTTATCGCTATTCAGCCATTCTTCCACGGCCATTTTTTCTCTATAATTTAAAATAGAGTCTGCATCACGAAATATAACTGCATCATACCTTATGTCATCGGCGGGTAGGAAACGAGCAAACATCGGATGGAATTTATTTTTTGATATGTCAAAAAGACTACAATTTTCAGAAGAAAGTCTTGAGAGGATTTTATCCGAAACATTTGTAAAAAATATTTTAACTTCCCAATCTGGGTAGTATTTTTCTCTAGCGGGAAAATTTCTAAAGATATTTTCAACATAACGAGGATCGTCACCCCAAAGTGAATATGAAATTAATTTATTCATCATGACAACCTTTCAATGAGCCTACAAATTGTGTCGTCTGCCATTTCAAGATTTTTTACTCTTTCCAAGTTATCTTTAATCGCATCCATTTTTGATTCATACAATTCCTTTGTTAAGATTGAAGTATCAAAGTCATCGGTAAACTTAATGATTCCATCCTCGTTAAACACTTGACCGATATCAGGATCCCCACGATAAATTGGTATCGTTCCAGTAGCAAAACAGTCAGTTATTTTTTCAGTATAATAACCAGCACAGATATCATTTTCAGAGCAAAGTGTAAACATATAATCATAAAGAGCATCTTTTTTACTATGCCATTCAAGATCTAAATTAGGTGAGAAGCCAACTCGTGGACTTCCAAAAACTCCGCCCATTATGTCAACTTTTGGATCGTCTTTAAATTTTTCAAGAGCGGCAATTCTATCGTTGTGTCCGTCAAGACCAGATTTTGCGGAGCAAAGAAGAGAACACACTTTGTTTTTTTTATAAATTTTATACTCACTCCGTGGTGTCCAAGGTAAATTACTACCGGCAGGACAATAAACAAAGTTTTGATTTAATTTGGTTAGTTCTTTTTCGTGAACAAAAATTTTCTTATAACCACCAGCGTTGAATAACGCTGAGTGATTTGTTCTTAAAAATTCACTAAGACCCGAAGTCATTGTTCTAGACTCACATACCCAACCATACTTTAACATTCCGGGTGTCAAAGGCTCTAAAAATCTAGCAATATGGTTATCAAATACAACATAAATTGAAGATCCATTATTAAATCCCCACTCTGCTATTTTTGGTTTTTTATTACTACAACTAGAATTATGTTGCAGACTGAACGGGTTTCCCACCGCTTGCATTTTCATAATCACGCTCCATTCTATCATTACCAACAAGTTGGCAGTTTAAAGTATCACCAGTTAGACCCATATTTATGAGTCCTTTTCGTTTACTTTCGTTATCCGCAAGGCCCATAGTGATGTATGTATCAGGATCAGTTCGTCCCGGCCAACAACACCATCTATTATCTAAAAGCATAAAGGATAATTTATTAGCAAATTGAGGGAGTGTT